CGCTGTCGCCCCAAAGGTTCGTAAGGTCTTTCACTTCAAGCAAGCCGCGCTTGGCTGCGTCAAACGAAAGTTCTTTGATCGGGTCAGCGACCTTCTGACCAATCAAGCCGGGAAAAAAGTTGAGCGCGCCAATCAGGACGTTAAGGCCCTTGATAGCGAGGTTGACCGCGCTTTCGGTAATTTGAACAATGTAGTTCCAAGCAATGTTGAAACCGTTCGCCATTGTGTTGATTGCGTTACCGATCACGCCGGGTAGGAAGTTCCAGAGAATTGCAGCGCCGCGTACTGCGTTGACTGCACTGTCAACGAAGAAACCGAACACGCTGTCAAACAGCGGTTTGAGCGGTGCAAACGCAGCTTCAGCCGCGCCGGTAATGCGTTGTGCAAATGTATTGAACACGCCAACGACAGTGTCACCGAACGACACGGCAACGCCGCTTGTCGTCTGTATCTGATCTTGCAGAACAGACACGGCCCCGGCGGCGAGTGTCAGCCCGGCAATGATCGGCGCGAACTTTACAGCCATGCCCACAAGCACGCGGCCAAGTTCTTTCAGCACGTTTGCGCCCGGCCCGAACGCCGTTGCGATTTGCGAGCCTTGTTGCAGGAAGACGGTAAGCGGCTTCTGACCGCTCGCCAGTCCAACGACAACGTCGTTAAGTTGGAACAGAATGTTTTGCGACGCAAACTGTTGTTGGCGCGACAGTCCAACCGCTTGATTGGTCGCGGCGTTCGCTGCGTTTTGTGCAGCGGTCGCGCCTTGAAGTGCGCCTTGCTTCGCGCGCTCTGCGGCGGCTAGTCGGTTCTCTTGCGCTGCAAGCTTCGCTGTCGCGACTTCACCGCGAAGTTGTGTCAACGCTAGGCGCTCTTGCGCTATCTCTGCTTGAGCCGTCGCAATCGCCAAACGCTGCTTTTCGACAGCGGCGCGGGTGTCGGTAATGGCTGCTTGCGACGTAGCAACGTCAAGTTGCTTTTGCGCCCGCATTTGTTTGAGCATGTTTGTTTCAAGAGCATTCGCCGCCGCTGCAAGTTGGTTCATTTGCTGCGATTGCAGCGACTTAACAGCCTTCGCAAGATTGTTGACTTGCGCGTACCCTTCACGCGCATTCGCGGCGATATCCCGAAGTTTCTTCGGGATAGTACCGTCAATCTTGTCCGTTACCTGAATGTCAACGCGTTCGGTCATGTTGCGGGCTCGCCCCTGTACTTACGCGGCTTGAAACGCCCTGACGCGCTTTCGCTCAACAGTCGCACGTTAGCGGCTGCTTTCTGTCCAACGACAACGGCGCGTTCAATGAAGCCCGCCGCAGCCTGTCGCGACGAACCGTCGTTCAACTTACGAATGTACGGCGCGTTGTTGCTAAGATAGATTGTTTGACCCGGCTTGCGAAACGACAAGAGGTATTCCGCCGTCTTCATCGTTTGGTCAGCCGACTGACTTTCGGTTGAGCCGCGCGAGCCGGGCGCATAGGCAGGCAGGTTGAACATGAAGGGACGGCCAAGGCCGATTTGCCAGTTGGACAGGGCGCGCGAGGTATCGACAGGGGTAACGCTGACAAGGTTCCGCAGCATGGCGAGCGCCGCCACGTTGCCGGGGCTCACAGAGGCTTCAGGAAGCGCCCCGGCGAGGCTTTCCATACGTTCGGCAAGATCAAGCAGAGTTCCCGCCACTACCGCCCCCGGCGCTTCCCGCCGCCCTTCCCGCCCGGCTTGGGGGGCTTTGGCGTGCGGGCTCTAATGTACTCTAGGTAAGCATTATCCATACCCCGCACGAACACAAGCAGATTGTCTGTTTGCACTTGGTCAAACTCGCAATCGTACGCGTATTCAATCACGTCGCGCCGGGCAATGCGTTTAAGCCCGGCTTCGCCAACGTCCCTGTCGCGGTCGAGTTCGTACCAAGCGTTGAAGTACAAACCCAAGCCTGCCCACAACTCGGGAGCGTTGGCTATCTTAGTCGGTAACGGCTCGCCGCTTCTGGCGCACTCGTCACGGTATTGCTGTTCTACTGCCGGGCTAAATTCCTGCCTGTACAATAGAACAGCGGTTAGTTTCCCAATGCTTCGCCTTGGCGTGCTTCGGTGTAGGCTGCAAGTCCGCCCGCTTTCTCGACAAGCGCCGACATAAGGTCGGGCAAGTCGGTAAGCAGCTTCAGCGCGTTTTCAGCGTTGAACGGCAGTTGTTCGGTTGCGTCGGCGTCGTCGCCGGTCATGTCAGCCTTTGACACGTTGCGCCAGTCTTTCACGATTGTATTGCAAAAGACTTCGCGGAATACTTTGTTGCCGAGTTCCGGCGAAAGGCTCCCGGCCTTTTGTGCGGCTTCGTGCGGACGCCAAGCGCGTTCAAGCGCGGTCGCGTACTGCTTGTTCTGCGGCGACATGCGCGCAAGCTTGAATGACACGGGGCCGTTGAATGCTTCGCTAAAAAGCATGTCAACCCAAACGCCTTCGGTTTCGGCGGCGGGGTTGGTTTTGTACGACTTGCGGAGCGACATAGACACGTTTCCTTTGCGGGTGTTCGGGGCGGGTAGTATGGCCCCCGGCGAACCGGGGGCCTAGCTAGTACGCGCGTTAGGCGACGCCAGCCGCCGGGACGTACGGCAGGAAGTGCAGCGCGGCGGTGAACCCGAACGGGCTTTCAGCGGCGTTGCTTTCCAGCGGGACCATGATAGCGGCGTCTTGCTCGACTTCAAGGCGTCCGCCGCCAAGCGCAATCAGCGGAAGGTCGTACACGATTGCCTTGTTGTCGCGCGAGTAGATAGCGTCAAAGGTCACGTCGTCATTGTCTTCAATGGCGCCGATTGCTTCAACGGTAGAGAAGTACGCCGTAAGGTCGCCGCTGACTTCAAAGCGGCCAACATTCATGTCAAACGCGCCAAGCACGCCTTGCGCCTTGGCCGGTGACACGTTGTTGTTCACAGAGATTGTAAACTCTGTGACCTTGGCGAAAAGCGCGGTCGGGTTGAGCGTTGCCGGGTCAACAATCGACATGCGAAGACGGTACACGTTCTTCGCGGTGTTGATTGCGTCTTCGCCAAGCGCGGCAACAAGCGTCGCCCCGGCTTGCGAAGAAAGCAGGCCGTCCGTACCCGTGCGGCGCGTGTTCGTCATGGCGACGTACGACAGGTCAACCGTGACTTTGGCGTCAGCGCCGGGAAGCGGGCTGTTCCAAGTCATTTCGTTTGCAACCGCGCCTTCAAGGTTTTCCGACTGCACGCCGTTCGCGTCGCGGCCAAGGCTGCGTTGCGTCCGGTAATAGCGCGTCAAGATCAGGTCGGGGTCGTCTTCGTTGCGGAGCATGTCACCGAAGAAAATACGGATATCAAGGCCCGTACCCGTTTCGGCGGTCGCCGTGAACGTCGTCTTGTCGAAAGTCAGGCTATCCGCCGCGATACCGCCGAGTGCGATACGTGCGTAACCCGGCAGGTTGTTGACGAACTTGTTAGCGGTCGCGTCGCCGCCGATGAAGACCCATTGCCCGGCTTGCAGGCCAAGGGTCGTGTAATCGTCCGTACCGCTCGCGCGGGTCAGACGCATGACACCCGCCGCGACAGTCACGTCAACAGACGCGGTGTCGAATTGGTAGCCAACAAGCTTCAGCTTGGCGGCGGCGGGCGGTACAGCCTCGTCAGCAAGCGAACTTGTCGTGCTGACGTGTCCGTCCGTCACGCCGTTGACGACGTGAAGGCCGTTGTTCGCGGCGTTCGTGAACCCCGAACCGAACAACAGCGAGCCGACAACGACGTTGGCCGGGTTGTTCATAACGAAGTCATCCGTTGACGCGACAGCGTACGACGGGCGCGCGAGCGTGTGCGTACCCGTACCGGCGTCGGTAATGTCAACGACAACCGGCGTTGCGGCGACCGCGTCGGCGTAGCTTTCAGCAAGGCTGAAAGTGTTCGCGCTAAGGCGAACAATCCAATAGTCGGTTGCCGCCACAAGCCCGGCGGGAAGCGTCGTTGTCGTTGAGGCTTGGAACGGGCCGTCACCCGTAAGCAGGCCGTGCGACGCAATCGTGCAAATGTCCGAAGCGGCGGCGGTGAAGGCTTGCGAGAAAGCCGCGCCCCATGCGACTTGTTCGGCGGTCTTGCGAAGGTCGGCAAAGAAAAACCCTTGCAGCGGCCATTGCATGTTAGACATGGTAACGTCTTCGTTGAACCCGCCGTCAGCGTCAAGGTCGGTAATGACGCCTTTCTTGTTCTGGCGGGACGGCGAAAACGGACGACGCGCGGTCATGCTGTAGTTGCCGCCGAAGTCGTCAAAGCTGTTCGGCTCGCGCGTGTAGAACACGGGCGTTGCGCTCAACACTTTTGCAGACGCTTCCTCTGCAATGGCGAAACCAACAAGGTTCGCGTCAATCTTATCGGCCATGTGTTACCCCTGTTAGGTCGCTGCTAAAGTGTCGTACTCATGTTCAACCGTGACGTTCAATCGGTATGACTTTTCGTCGTCGGCAACATTCTTGATAGTCGGATTGCGGAACCAAACCCCGTTGACCGTCTCTGCGTTTCTTAACGCCGATTGAACCAATTGTGCAAGCAAATCCTGTTGCCTCGCACCGTTCACAACAGACATAGGCGCGTACAACTCAACAATCGTAACGCCTGTCGTCGTATGTTGTTTTGCAGTCGGGCCGGGCGTCTCGCCAACGAAGGCGGTTTGTGGGCTTTGAATATCGCTGCACCCGATACGCAGCCAATGCTTGCTTGCGTCGGGTACACCTTGGCCCGGCAGTCGCACGCGGTCGTAACGCATTTCGGGGACATAGCCCACAATTGCAGACGCGCCCGCCGTCACCGCTGCGGAGATAAGGCGGCGTATGTCGTCGTGTGCTGTGACCCGGTCGGCTGTCATCGGCGGAAGTACACTGTATGAAGAACGGCAACGCCGTTCGGTGCAATGGTGTCAATCTTGGCGATAGGAAGCACAACGCCGTTGCGCGTGACAATGTCGCCAAGTTCGGGAGTGAATGCGACGTTACCGGCGAGCAAGCCATATTCGTACGCTTCCGGTACTTCCGCGCCTGTCAACGCTTGAAGCGTGCGTTGTGTCTGAAGACCGGCAGGGAAGAACACGACAGAAGGGCTGTACGTCGTCGGGCTCGTTGCAACGTCGTCTTGCGGGTTCCACGCGTCGCCGCCAGCCGCCGGGGCGGCAAGCTTGGCCCAAGACACAACGACACCCTTAGCCGCGATCAGGCGGGCCGCTGTAGCTTTCAGGCTGGCGTACGGATCGGCCATTTAGGCGCGTATCAACCTCTTGGTTCCAGAGCCGCCGCCGGTCAAGTATGGCGACAGCATGTTTGCGACGGCGACGTACGACACAAGCGTTGTACCGTACGGCGCGTATTCAACTTCAAGCGGCCCGACTTTCTCGCGTATCGCAAGTCGCTCTTGATCGGTCAGCACCTCTTGTACGGTTGACTTCAGCGCAAGTTCACAGTTCGCGCGCTTGACTTCCTCGGGAACAATGTTGTTCGCGACAAGTACGTACTTGTCACGGTACACGTTCTCGCGCGGCCAATCTGCTTGTTGTGTTTCGTTGACGCGCGAGCCTGCCCACAAATCGCGGTACACCGCGCCCAAGTAGTCAAAGCCTTTGCGTAACGCAACTTCCTTCAAGTTGACGGGCGACACTGACAGCGCGGCCCAAGCGGCGTTATTGCGCGCCAGAAAGTAAGCGTCGGCGTATGCAACGTCGGCGTAACTTTCAGGGTTCGCAACAATTGAACCGTCTTCGATCACAAGCGCCATGTGTCACCCGTCCCTTGTCTTCAGCCGTTACCAACCCGCCGGTTTCGCAGTCGGGTCAAGGTTCGGCGGCGGCGCACCGTCGCCCGCGCCGGTCGGGGTTCCGGCGGCGTTCTTCGCGGCTTCCTTCGCGGCGGCTTCCTGTTGCTTGGCCGCGTCGTCGTCGGCTTTCTTCTGTTCGGCGGCGGTCGGTTTCTTGACCTTGTCAACCTTGATCTTGTTCGCGTCAGCGAACGCGAGCGTTGCCGCGTCATGGCTGGCGGTGTACAGTTCGTGCGTGTCAGCGTTGAAGCTGGCGGCGTCAATCCGCACGTAATCGCCCTGCGATTTGGGGTGCGATGACTTGACAAGTATAACGTTCATTTTGGGGGTTCCTGCTAATTGTTGCAACAAGAGCGGCACAAGCGGGCATTCCATGTCAACGTACCCCTCTACTTAAAGGCAACAGGCGCGAAGCGTTCCCGCCTCGCGCCTGTCTTCGCCCCGTTCGCCCGCCCGAACGTCAGCCCGGCGAGGCTATCAGCCGCCGCCGAGAAGCAGCGCAAGGTGTTCTTTCTTGACGACGCGTTGTCCCCAAGCGCAAGAAACCTCGTACTGCATTTGCCGGTATTGCGGGTACATGGCGAGTTCAAGCGCCAGTCCCGACACCGGGTCAACGATAGTCGCCCGGTCAACGGCAAGGTCGCCGCCATCCGGCAGAGCCGGGAGGCGTTGCGCGAGTACGATTGCCGAACGACGGAACGCCATGTTGCGGGCGGTCGTCGCCGTAACCGTAATGTTGGTCGCGCTCGCCGGAATGGCTTGTTTCAGCCCCGGCGCGTTGAGGGTGATCGTACCGCCGCCGGAAATGTCGGCGTCGCCGCCGCCAGTCGCGACAACGTACTTGGTCGTGTCGCCGGTAAAGACGACAGTGTCACCCGCCAAGATCGTACCCGTACCCGCCGAAGCAAGGGTAATGACCGTCGCGCCGACTGCGTAACCGGCGTTGTTGGTCGTACCGCTCGCGCCGGTTCCCGAAGTCGGGCGCTTGATTTGCGCGCTTTCGCGAATGGCGAAGCCGTTCACGTCGAGAAGCACGCCTTGACGCAGCATGTTCTGTTCAAGGGTGTTGCCCGGCGTCGATTGCTTGCCGCGAAGGTTCGCGCCCGCCGACGTGTTCAGGATCAGGTGAAGGTCGTTGTTCGGCGTACCGGCGTCAAGCAGCAGCTTGAGCGTTTGCGAAGCGTCGGTGTAGTCGTTCGCCGTTCCGAAAGGCGTAGTCGTCGTACCGTACGCAGCGCCCGCGTCAACGTACAGCGCCGCAAGGTCCGCTTCAATCTCGTTGACGAGAACGCGCATAGCTTGCGCGATCTGATCTTGCATGATCGAAAGGACGCCCGCGCCGCCGTTGTTCAGGCCGCGTTGTTCTTCGCCGTTCCAGCGGAAGGGCGCACGCTTGGCCTTGCTGATAGTGATATCAACGTTGCCAATCGTTTGGTCGCCGTCGTCGGGCGGCGTAACGCCCGGCGTAATGTTGGACGACGTAGCAGCCGGGACAACGTGCGAACGCACGGTCTGTCCAACGGCGGCGCGTTCAACGCGAGCGTCACGCGTCACCGCCGGGATAATCCCGACAAGTTCGCGTGACACGACGTTCAACGCGGCGTACGCGTCGGGGATAAGGTTGGTAAGAGTGTTGGCCATGTGTCACCCGGTCAGGTTGAGCGGGTGACACAATGTCAGCCCGCGTGTCAGTCAATCAGTGTGTGTTTAGCCGCCGCCGCGCCCTGTTCGTGAACAGGAAGCGCATTGAAGGCCGCACGCGTCATTGTTGGCTTGCCCCCGCCTTGCGGAGTGTTGCCCCCCGGCGCTCCCCCTCCACCGTTGGCGGGTGCAGCGACGTAGTGTTTGCCCTCGTCCCCTTGGGACCATTCCTTAACAAAGTCGCCTAGCGACTTGTCCCCGACCATTGCAGTACGAGCCTCGCCGTCCTGCTTGATCGTCACCCGGCCTTGAAGTAGGGCTTTCGCCGCCGGGAGGAATTGCGGGGCGACCTTCGCAACTGTCAGTGCTTCGGTCAAGCCCCCGTCAACAATAAGTTTCGCGACCGCGCCGCGTTCGCCGTCGCGCTCGCCGGTCAGCGTTTCAATTGTCTTGGACAGTTTGCGCGCGTCCTTTTCGAGTGTCGCAATCTTGGTCTTGTTCGCGTCAATCTCGTTTTCCAAGGCTTCAATCGCCTTGGGGTCGCCGTCGCCGCCCGCCTTCACTTTGGCGAGTAGTTCCTTATTCTTGTCTTTCAGTCCCTTGATTGCGGTTTCGTGTTCCGTCGCAAGTTCCGCCTCGCGAGCCTCGACAGCGTCGGCAATCAGCTTGTCAACGATTTTCTTGTCTGCCGGGTCTTTCGGATCGTACGCCATAGTTCGTTACCCCTTGGGTGTGTTGCGGCCTTACCGCGATCAGCCATACAAGCCGCGAAGACCGGCCAACGTCAAGGGCTGACCGTCACCCGAGACGAGTTGCGACAGTGTTATTTTGCCCGACCGCCATAGATCGGCCCGGCCTTTCCCTAGCATGGCGTCTTGTTGCTCGCGCGACTGGCGAGCAAGCCAAACAGCAAAGCTTTGACGTACGGCCTGTTCGTTCTTCCGTAGTATCTCAACAATGATTGAACGACAGTTGAAATGTCGCGGGGGTCCGCCGTTGTACGGTAGTGTGTTCGGCGCAATCGGTACAAGGTCGAGTGTCCAAGCCGCGTCACTGTAGGCAATGCAAGTCGTCGTCGTGCGGTCGTCAAGCGTGCTAATCTGACGAATGCCTTTGACAAGCTTACTGTTGCGACGGAACGCAGCAAGACGCGCATTCATAAGCAACGCTTGTATCGTCGTGTTTGACAGCGCGTTTGTGTCAGCAACAATCTTTGTGATTACGCCCGCGCTGAAGTTCGGCGCGACACCCGTTGCTGTAGGCTTCACGCTACCAATGTTCACCGGGCGCGTTGCAACAGGCGTGACGATTTGCGGTCGGTTGCGTAGTCCCTGACTGCCCACAATCCGCGCCAGTATTTCGCGTGTCGTCTCGCCGTTCGCGACGCCCTGACGAATAGCGGAAGCAATGCGGAACTTGATTGACTGTTGCGTACGCAGTCGCCACGCGGCAACCGTACCGCCGACAATGAGCAACGCGCCGATACCGGCGGCGGTAATCAACGGGAAGTCGGTTTCGTCCTGTTCGGGCGCTACGTTGTGCGCCGTCTGCACCGCCATAAGTTGCCAGAATTGTGCAAACGTGTCGTCGTCAAACGCAAGCAACATGCTGTTGTCAACAATGGCGTCAACGGTCTTAATCAGCTTGTTGAGTTCGCGACGGCTGATACCTGACAACTTGGTCAGGGCAAGCCGCTTCGCAATGTCGTTTGTCATCCCGGCGATAATGTCACGAATGCGGATACGCTCGCTTGCGCTAAACTGCAAAGCAGCAAGCGCCATTCGTACGGCCCGGTCGTATCTCTCTTGCGGTGTCATGCGGGCGGCGCGTCGTCTTCCTCGTCTTCCTCGTCAACGGCGTTCGGGTCAGCGACGCCGACAGGTAGCGGGGGCGGCGTTGCAGCAATTTCCGCTTGCTGTTCTTCAAGCGTTTTCTTGCTGTCGATAACGTCGCCGCGCTGCAAGTTCTCAAACAGGTCTTCTGTCGAGAGTGCGCCCGCTTGCCATGCGCCAACAAGCGCCGACAGTTGCGCCGGTTCCATCGGTACAGGCATGAAGTCGCGGTTAAGGTCAAATTCAACGTTGGGCGTACCGCCCGCCCATAGGCTGAAAATGTCCATAGCGCGCTTGACGGCGAGGCTGATACTGATTGCGATACTGGCAAGAATGCTGTTTTCGCCGCTGCGGTGAATGGCGCTTGTCGTCGCTGTCTCTGCCTGTTTCTTTTCGGCGGCGAGCATACGCGCGCCAAGTACCGCCATTTGTTGTTCTTTGCGGTCAAGGTTTTCTTTCAGTGTCGTAAGACCTTGTCCCTTAAATTCGAGAAATTCGGCCTTTGCGTTCGGGTCCGCAAATGTCCAAACGACAGGCGAACCGATATGAAAGCTTTTCGTCACGGGCTTACCTTGCCCGTCAACCGTGTCGGCGTAACCGGCAATCCATGCGGTCGGCAACGCGGTAAAATGGCAACCGTGTTCATAGTCCGCCGACGTGCGATAGTGCGACAGGTTCAAGTCTGCAAGGTCGATAAGCGGCGGTTCGTCGGCGTCAATGTCAACGCCGTTCACGCCGATAAAGATAAACGGAATTTCCGTCATGGGCGCGTTGTTCATTAGCGGGAACAGGTCAACGCCGATTTGTTGGTCTTTGCCGTCAAGGCCGATCTTGAACAGGCGCACCCGGTACAGGTTCGTTTTCGGGTCAAGAGCAAGCACGCGGTATTGTTGTTCGTCAGTGTCTTCAAACTCGTCTTTGGGAAGCGCGGCGGTTTCTTTCAGCACGACAAGCGACAGCACTTGCTTGTTGTTTACGCGGCGTGTCTTCCAATTGATACTTGCTTCCGCCGCGTACATGGCGAGAAACGGACGCAGCCCGGCGGCTTGTACTTGCGCGACTGTCGGCGTTGAGCCGTCAGGGTTGACGAGTGCGGCGGGGTGATCGACAAGCAGGCCCAAGCGTCCCGTCGTCAGTACGTCAGTCGTCACGTTGTTGACGAACACGTTGAACGGCGTACCCTGCATGTCAATGTCGTCAAGCATGGGCGTAACAGCGGGCGGCATAACTTCGGTTGGCGGCTTCCGAAAGACCATGCCCACAAGCCCGCTAATCGTGCGCCATGTCGCGTTATAGAAGGGCGAACGAAGCTTGCGCGCGGCGTAATCGGGTTCGGGTTCTTCAGTCAGGCGCGGGAGGTACAACGGCCCGGCGGCGTGTATCGCGTCCTGACCGGCGACCGTGTCGCGCATACGCTTCCATTGCGTGACGCGGGCCTTGTATTGCTTGTGTTCGTGCTTGACTGTCATGTTATGCCCCGCTCAACCTAGACCGCCCCGCCGCCGGTCCCGTCACCGGGAACCTGTAGCAAATGAAGTACCCGCCCGCGTCGTTGATATGGTCAAAGCCGCTAGTCTTATCGGGCTCGCCGTTATCGTCGTACGCCTGCTTTTCGAGTGCGTCAGCAAACGCCGGGCAACGCTCCGCATTAACCCGCATGGCCCGTTTATGCAACAGGACATTCATAGACAAAACCCGATCTTTGACGAACGGGTTAGACGGGTTGACGCAGACATTGAAGCCCGCCGCACGCAACAACGCAATGTCTGACACGCTCGCGTTTGTCGTCTTGCGTGCGCTACCGCTCGCGTCGGGATAAATGAAAATTTGGTGTCCCGCCGAACGCTGTTGAATTATGCGTATCATGGTCGGGGTGTCAGTGACGCCGGTTAGTTCCGCGACAGCGTGCGGTACGCCGTCGCGATACACGAACACGACAGCCGCCATTTTCATAACGTTGAAGTCCATACCGATATGAAGCGTATCTTTATACGCGTCGGTACTGACAATGCTTTCCGTTGAGCCGTTCAACTTGCGGTCATAGTTCGGGTACACCGAACCGCTAGTCAGGTTGACAAACTCGCCGTTGAGGTACGCCGCCAACAACTGCGGCGGGTACGCTTCCTCTAGGTTGCGAATGTAATCAGCCGGGAGGTTGCGCGAGTTGCTGTACGTGCTGGCGCGAATAAGTTGATAGTCGGCGCTTGGCGGTTTCTTGTACCATTGGTCATACACGAACCTAAAGCCTTCCGGCGTCGTGGCGACAGCAATTGTATTCTTGGTTTGGTCGGGTGTCTTCTGACGATTACGCGCAAGTATCTTTGTCCAAACGCTACGCGCGTCTTTGTCTTTCAGGGTGTCGAGTTCGTCAACGCCCGAGTGCATTACCTCATAACCAACGATACGCGCGGGCCTGTCCATTGTCCGCATGATAATTTCGCCCGCGCCTTCAACGCGTATCATGGGCGTGTTAGACTTCACCGTTTTGTACGGTATGTTATCCGCGCTTAGTTCTTCCTCCCAACGCGGGAAGGCAATTGTATTCACAAGGTCGTATGTGGGCAGATAATATGCAATGTTCCCCATAGGGTACTTGCACTTAAGTATTTTCAGGCGCGTAATCAGCGCCTTTGTCTTGCCGCTACCTAGTCCCCCAACGAACGCCGGAAATTGCGCTTGCGTGGCGACTAGATCAAACTGCGGCCCTGTTAGCAGAATGTCCGTCGCCGGGGCTGTCATCGGTGTACTTCATAATGTTATAGACCGGCAGTCCGTTTCCGGCGGGCTTTTCAGGGGGCGGCGTGTCAGTCAGCAAACCGTTTAGTTTGCCGATACTGTCAAGAATGTCTTTGTGTGCTTTCTTCTCTTGAAAGTTCATAGTCTTGTTGCGGTACAGCGCGACGTACGCACGCTGCAATTGTTCTTTGGTCGTGATAGCGCCGTAATCGTCGTCGCCTTCGTAACGGTATTGGTCGCGAAGTGCGATTACCTCGCTATCAAATTGCCATTGCGAACCGGCCAAGCCGCCGCGTGCAATCGCGTCAGGCAGGCCCTTGAATGTCTCTAGGCCAGCCCATGCCGCCGACTGTTCCGGGTTGCGAGCCCACAACCTCGCGAACTTGTCGCGAAGCGCGGCCCGGTCTTCATCGGGCCGGAAAACAACTGACGGCCAAGCGGTCATGCGAATTAGTTAGCGCGGTTTGACCATTCGCGCAACGCGTCAACTTTCGCGGCGCACACGTCCCGTTGTTCGCGCGTGTCGGTTAGCTCGTCAATCGCGTCGCCAACGTCGTACAGCGGGGTTTGCGAGACGGGACAGGGCGCGACCATGTCAGCCGGGGGGACAACCCGAACGTCGCGATACTCAACGATTGGGGGCGTTGAGGGCGTCGCGCAAGCTATCAGGCAGAGGGGTAGAAAGCAGGTCAGCAACAACCGGGTCATTCCGTTCAATCTCCCGAATGATCGTACGGGTACGGTCAGCTTTTGCAGCAACGGCCCCGACCGCTACAGTAAGCCGGTCGATTGCGGCTAGGTCAAGCTTTCTGTTCGCTTCAAGCCGGGCGATTGTTTCGGCGTTCGCTTTGTTCGCGCCGCGAAGGTTGGCGGCTTCCTGTTGCAGCGTTTCGTACTGTGACTTGCTCAACTTCAAGTCTGCAACGACGGTCGAGTAATGCCAGTACGCGAGCGCCAGCAGTAACGCGACGCCGCCAGCAATCCAAAGCCTAACCGATAACGACACGAACGTTGACCTTGCGCTTGCGACGCTCGCACCATTGCGCGCGTATGCAGTTGAGACAGTCGGTATTCTCGCCATTGATACAGGCAAGCAGCCTGTCAATTTCTTCGCGCTTCGCTTGCACGTCGGCTTCAACTGTCTTCACAAGCGCCGATTGTTGGGCGCGCGTACCGTACGCAGACTTGTTTACGACTGAAAGCAAACCGGCCATGTTGTGCAGTCCTGTCTAGCGGAACTTGTCAAGCGTCGCGATTGCTTGCGACAGCTTTTCGACACATGCGATACCCTCAAGTATGCGGGCGTCTTGAGCCTTAACATACAGCCCGTGAACTTTCCAGAGGGCAAGGCAAAGCCCTAGAATAGCCGCGCCGGGAAGGCCCGCCCCTAGCAAACTCTCAACGAACCCTGCGGTTGCCTGATCCATGCCCACAAACCCCTTGAAGCGCCATCTAGGGCGACGCTAGGCCATTCCAAGAGCCGTCGCGCGGGCGTCGTCAACTCGGTTCGTCCATCCCTTACCGTATTCGGGCCAGTCGTCAAGGCCGCGCATGTACTGCAACCGCACGTCGCACACGTCGTTGATTGTTTCGTGTACGCCGAACTTGGCAACGTGCGCCTGTACGGCCTTGATTGTCAGGGGGCCAATGTTCCCGTCAGCTTTCGCGCCGACAGTCTTTTGCAAGTATTTGATTGACCGGCCCGGCCCGCTGTTCAAGCTGAAGTCAAATACCGCGAAGTCAAGGCCCTTGGGGAGCAAGTCGCACTTGCATTCGTCCCAATGGTCAACTTGGTATATCGCCCTGACTTCGGCCTGTTCAATTTGTCGCACGTCACGAAGGGGTTTGCCTTCCCGTTGGCGGTACGCGTTGTATGACCGTTGAGTGACGCCGAAGTTGGTAGGCCCGCCGTTGTCAGTCGGGCGGTTGACGTACCCGCCTTCGCTAATGCGTGACGCGTCGTAACAGGCGGTGAAGTTGCCGAGCATGTGAACCCCTCAAACGGAAAACCCCGCCAGCATTACACTGGCGGGGCTCCCATGCAAGGGCCGGGCGGGTTGGGGGGTTCCCGGTTGTCCCTGCTAGGCCGTTAAGCCGCCGGGGCGGCTTTTTTCTTGCGCGGCTTGGCTTCCGCCGGGCCGTCAGCGTCGGGCAGGCGTTCGACAAGCGCGCCGTCTTCCGGGGCGACGAACGAACCGTACGTCTTGCCAGCCTCGACAATGTCAACCGCGAAGCGTTTGACACCGGCGCGAGCGTGCGCCCGTGCGGCAAGCTTGGTCGCGCGGTTCGGGTGTTTCACGCCAGCCGCAGCGGCGACGAAGAACGCACCGCCGACAGGGGCGCTGTCGAAAAGTCCGCCGAAGTCGTACTTGGGCTTGGCCGGGCGTTTCGCGCGGGCCGGTTTCGCCGGGCGCACATAGCCCGTAACGATGAAGACGCGCGGCTTGTCAGCGGCGGGGGCGGTCGTGTTCGTCATGGTCGGTTCTTCCTTCGCGGGTTGCGCTTGGGCGGTATTGCCGAGCGCGGCCTTGCCTGCTTCCGTCACGCGGCAAGCAATGTCAAGACCTTTTTTCATGGCGTCGTTTGTTTCGACAAGCGACGCAGCGACAAGCGCCTTAAGGGCGGCGCTGTTGCTCTTGACCATTGCGTACCCTTCGGGGGCGTTCGCAATCTTGGTCAGCAGTTCGGTTTGTTTCGCGTCCATTAGTCTTGTGTCCTTTCCTGTTGTTGACACGTTGTCGTCAGTCGTATGAGCAACATACAAGTATCATGCCGCGCGTCAAGCCTCGTCACGCGAAAACTTTAGGGCTAGGTCAACGCTCGCCGTAATCCGTTGCAGTTGTTCGGCTAGGGCGTCTTCCCTGATAAGGTCGGCTGTCTCTAGGAACGTCGCCAGTAAGCGTTGAACCGTGTTGAGGGTTTGGTATAGGGAACCGCTCGCGCGCAACAGGGCAACGTACCGGGGGTCAGCGCGGCCAATGATAACGTACTTGCCCGGCGAGCCTGTCACGATAAGGCCGTCAGCCGTCGCCGCTAGGCGCAAGTCAAGTAATTCTTCGTGTGTTAGGGGGCGGTTGCCGTCAGCCATTTGCACACCGCGTACACGGCTGCACCGATACCAAGCAGGATTGTAAACACATTGGCGCACCCTCGCGCGGCCCCCAAGCCGTCAGCGTCGCCGTTCTCATGTTCGTACTTTGTCGGATCGTCCCGCATGTCATCCCCGCCCGTATGTGCGGTATGACCTTTGCACGCTGTCCCATTTTGAACAAGTCCTAATCTGGCGCGAATTGCGCCGGATCGCTCACGTATCCGGCGATTTGCAGGTATTCAAGCACGGCCTGTACCGCCTCGCGATAGCCCTTAGCCTCGCGCCACATGTACCGCTGACTTTCGCAGTACGCGGCGAAGTCCTTTTGCTCTGGCGACATGCCTTTGCCGCCTTTGACTTTCTTGAGTTCGATATACAGCCCGGCGTATTGTGGGCATGTCACCGGCAAAAACATATCATGCACGCCAGCCGTAACGCCCGCTGCTTTGTCTCGCGCGCCGTGTACTGCGTCGCCGTGTCCCTGATTGTGTACCGCGTGAAGCCAACGCACGATTGGCAACCTGCCCACAATGAGCGTACGCCAGAGAAACACCGCCGCCTGTTCGCCCCATTCCGTCCCTGACTTGGTCAGGCTCGCGTAATCAACGCCCATGCGGGTAACGGAATGCGGGGCCGCATGACGCGCAATCGGGAAAGCAGTAATTGCGCTTGGCGTACAAGTCGGGGTCGTCAGGCGACCATGTCTTGCAGTCGTACAGGGGCGGCGTTGTCGTGCATCCGACCGCGCCAATAACGGCGAGTATGATAATCACGGCAACGAGTGTCGCCCATAGTGCGCCCTTGCGGTTTGTCATGGGCCGCACTCGCGCGTATTGTCGGGGCGTGCTGACGACGTGTTGCACACTGGCGTACTGCCGACAATGTACAGGCCCGCCAGTATCAGCGCGATAAGCAGCAAGTTAAAGCGGTGTCCCTTCACTTCCGTTGTTCCTCTTGTATGCGTTCGTTGATTTGGTCAATCGCAAGTTCGGTGTTCTCAATCACCCGGCGCAAGCGTTCGCGGTCGGCAATGTCCGCCCGGTTGAATTGCGTACGATAGCTCGCCAGTTCTAGGCGCGTACGGTCAAGCGCCCGCAACAGGTCGTTGATACGGTCTTGCCTGTCGTTGAGCCGGGGTACGACAACGATACGCCGAAACGGCAGTATTTTAGCCGTTCGTTGCGGGGGCTCTGTCATTGGCGCGTGTCCCTTTGCGCGGTCGCCAATTGTTCTGCAAGCCGCGCGCCGCGTATTGGTTCGCGTCGTGCTGTACGCGAAACTTCCGCTTTGCCTCGTCAATGTCGGCTTGTTCAAACACGATTGTTTCACCGCCGTTGCGGGGCTTGATAAAGTGCTTGCCCTTTGTCACGGTCATTCGCCCTTGAAGTATTTGCGGCCCCGGTCGGCTTGGTCGCGCTGTTCTTCAGTCATGCCGACTGCGTCGGCTAGGCGCTCGCGTGCAAGGTCGCCGTTCGTCGTGTCAGCGCGGTTCACGTTCAAGCCCTTGCCTTGGCTTTCGCCCTCAAGTATCGCGCGTTCGGTCGCAAGGTCGCGGTTGTTGGCGTCGTGTTCGGTGAAGGCGTTCGGGAAGCGGGCGCGAAGCTTCGCAATGTTGATAACCTCGTCTTGCTCCCATGTGTTGCCGAGTGCGTGCGCCAGTACAGCCAAGTACCATTTGGCGTCGCCGCTTTCCTCTGTCATGTTGACAAGGTCAAGCGCGCGGTTCTTTGTCATAGCCTTGTACACGGCTTCAAGCATTTCGCTTGCTTCCGTCACAAGTCCAATTGTCGCGTGCAAGATATGTTCGGCTGTCTTGGGGTCGGGGTGCAGCGCCGACAGCATTTCACGCCAGACTGTATCAGCTTCCGCGCCATCCGGCGGCGGTATCTTGAAGTCGCGCCCGTAAAAGAGGCTTTTCTTGCACTCGTCTAGCGCGTCACCGGCAGAGATAGCAGCCCGCATACGCGTAACGAACGCGCCGGGGTTCACCTTGTCAGTGTGAAATTGATTGGACAGCGTCAGCGTCGCTTGTGCGACGTAATCAAACTTGGTCATGTCAGGTAGTCCCCTGTTGGGAAGTGCGAAGGTGTGAGTACAGCACAAAAGGCCGCAGCCCACAACCCGGCTCGCCTAGAGCAAGAAAAGCGTACAGGCGAGAATTACAACCGGCGGGAGAATGACCCCGCACAAGACGAGAACGAAGTAAACACGCTCTGGCATTATCCGCCCCGCTGTACTTTGTTGGCCCTGACCTTGTCTGCAATATCCGGGTAATTGTTCACTGTCCAATTGCGTAAGCTAATCCAAGGGCGTTCAAGGCGCAAGCCTATCTGTACCCATGTCAAACCCTCGTCAGCAAGCGCGTTGATACGTGCGGCCCGCGTGCGTAGTTCTTCGGTGTTCTTTGGGTGCGTGTGCGCCTTGTTCCCGGCTTCGTTGAGGTAACGCGGCTTCAGCCCGTATTCAGTCAGCCAAGCGTGTACGCGTTTGTACGGCGTCCCTGTCTCGAATACAATTGCCTTCATGGGGTACTGTTCTACCATGTGAAGGTACAGCACGCGAAGCTTGCGCTTGCTGTCGTCGCGGCTCTTGACCATGTGTCACCATTTGACGGTTCGGTACACCTTGCGCCCGTAAGCCTCGCCTGCAACCTTCCATTCGCCAAGGTCAGTCGGAAGCTTTTGCTTCGCGGTCGGCGCACACATGTAACCTTCGCCAATGCTGTACACGCGGGGCGACGTGTAGCGGGTCGGTTGGTACACGTTCTCTTTTACGTCGTTCCAATCCCAACACAACACGGTTGCGATAAGTTCGGCGGCGCTGCGGCGTTTCTCGGTCATGTAGGCTTGTCCCTTGTCAGTGCTTGCAGGTTGTACAGCAAGAGTTGTACCGTTGAATGGTGATCTGTCAAGCGGTCGTGCAAGTCCTGTATTGCGACGTAGTCAAGCGGGGCGTCAACAGCCGTGTGCTTGATTGCGTTGTCTTTGAACCGGCCTATTGCGAGCCGCAGCGGTGCAGCCTTGCGGGACAGGTCAGACAGCCGGGCTAGGGCCTTGGTCGCGGCTTCGGTCATGTGTTGGGGCCTTGGTTTGCGGGGTAGCAAATGTACACCTTGCCGCGTTCGCTTTCGTTGAGTGCGGCGGCAAAGATCGGGATAAATTGCAGGCGTGTCAGCGGTACGACGGCAACGGGCTTGTTGTGCTTCGCCGCTAGTGCGTCAGCCTGCTTGCGTGCGTCGTCTTCTGTCATGCCGGCAGTTCCTCCCAATCGCCCTGTCCAAGCGTCCAAATCTGACAGCCAAGGCGGCTGTCGTTGCCGTACCTGTAGTCGCGTACATGTCGGCAACGGTCTTCAACGCCGCCGATACTGTCAACAACGAATGTCATACCGGCGACACCTTCAAGCACGCGACGTTCGCCCTGCTTGGTCAGTCGTACAACGTAGTGCATTACTCGCCCCTTTGAATGACTACCGTGTTGCGGTCTTCGCTACCATGCAAGACCCATGCGACGACGGCGTCAGGCGTCACAACGCGCCATTGCTTGCGGGCGAACGTGCGAGCATTCTGTACGCACGCCAAGAGCGCCCCGGCTTCGGTGTCGTGCATGTTGTACACTGTCCAACCTTCCGACCAACCGTCAAGGCCGGGCTTGTGTTCGCGGTAGTATTGGCAATCGTATTTCATCGGTCGTACCGCTCGTTTACTTGTTCGGTCAGCCAATCAACTTCGGCGTCGGTCAGGTCAAAGTTGACCCCGTCAAACTTGGCGTACACCGCTTCGGCCCCGGCGTAAATGCCAACGTCGGGTTCCGCTTCGCACCAATCAAAGAACACTTCAAGTTCGTACGACGTGTCGTCGCTGTCGTCGTCAAGGCGTTCCCGGTGCAGCGTGATAAACATTGATTGTTCGGCCATGTGCGTAAGTCCCTCTGCTGTTGTCCTGTTCTCGCATGTCTTCGTATGAGTGTCAACAACTATTTTTCAGGGGGCCATTGCCAAGCTTCGGTTGTCTCGTCTGTCGTGTACTTGAGCCCGGCAAGCACGAAGTCGTACACCTTGCCGCCGTTGCTGCGGAACGTGTTGTCAATCTCGTCTTGCGTCATAACGCGATAGAAGCCCGCCGCGATAAGCAGCTTGCGGCATAGCTGTATCATGTGCCGGTCTTTCGTCTCGTTGACTGCAAGGTCGTATATGTCAAAGAGCGCCGACACTTCATCGTATGCGTACTCGCGGTCGTCTATGCCGTTGACATGGTGTTCAACTTCGCTGTCAAACTCGCCGCCCGCTAGGCGTTGCGTCTGCACTAGGTCAAGCAGGGTTGCCCGGTTCATTTGAACACCCGCGTTACCATGACGACGCCGTTGTGATACAGCGTTGCCGACTTCAGGTCGTCGCGCGATGTGATACCGTCCCATGACTTGAAGGCGTACGCCATTTCACCGCCAAGGCGCAACAGTTGCCCGTCTCTAACCGCATGGTCGCGGGCTGCGTCGGGCTTGTATGCAAGAGCAAGTTCAAACATGTTCGCTGTTCCCTAGAAAAGCCAAGACACGTCGCCGTTGCGGGTGTCTTTCAGGTCGCTACCGTCTTCGCACGTAATGACGACGTGAATAACCGACTGTTCACTTGCCAGCTTGCGGGCCGAACCAATCGCGGCTTCCGGGGTGTTCTCTGTCGAGTACACGCGGGCCGGGTGTTTGTCACCGCGAAGGCTGTAAACAATGTCGTACGTCATGTCGTCTGTTCCTTCTATGCACACAACTTACGTTGTCACCGGGGGAATGTCAAGCCCCCGGTGTCAACTTTCTTTTGTCTAGCTGACACCCTCCATTTTGCGCCATGACTGCATACCAATCCAACCGCCGCGCCCGCCAGTGTAGTACACGCGGCCCCGGTCAGTGTACGACAGGGTCAGTACGATACCGTTGTCTGTCTTGACCTTGGCGGCGAGCGGGGCCGGTCCCTTGGCTTTCTCAACGGTCGTCAGGGGCGTACCAACAAGCTTGTCAGCAAGGCGTTGCAGGTAATCAGCGTGCGAGCGGTACGCCGCAGCCTTGGCGCGAAGCGAAGACACCGTGTTACGGCGAACCGTGATTTGTTCGGCTTCGGTAATGTAGCAGAAAGGAATTGCGTACGTGACTTCAAGGTCAGCGTAAGAGCGGGCCGGGTGCGACTTTTCGCGGCGGGTAATGTGCATGTAATCCGGGTCAATGGCGAGCGTTTCAAAGTTGGTCGCCATGTCGTCAAAGTTCGCCGCCATGTCGCGAAGGGTCGCGCAATGGTCGTCACAGTCGGTACGGTCGGTTTGCATCGGGGTTTTGTTATGGCCGGTGCAGACGCCCTGAAACCAACCGCCTTTGACGACGTACCCGTGATTGCTCATACCGCGCTTCATAACGGCTTGGTCGTTTCCGCAATGAGGGCAGTTGCCGCGCTGTTGAATGTCGTTGGTCATGTGCGTTGTTCCTCTGTCTGTATGTACGTTGTCTCATGTCAGGTTGAGGGTGTCAACGACTAAATGTCATTCCGACTGAATTATTTTTCGTGTCCCCTGTACCTGACCCCGCCTTTGTCAAAGCTGTCGCGCAAGGCTTCGTAATAATCGGCTGTCATGCCAACCTTGACCAAGTCAAGAAAGGCTTCACAGAAGAACGCGCCATGTGCTGCAACGCCATTGTCGTACAGGCGTGTAGTGATCGAATGCGCGAGTTCGTGACAGAGTACAGCCTTAGACCTAGACCAACGCGGCATTTTCACCCAATCGCGCCCGCCAAGCGCCCGGCGGCAACGGCGACCGTCTTTGACTTCAACGAACTTGCGTACGTGTATGCCGTACTTGGCGCGTATGTCAGGGTGCGTGAACAGGGCGTTAGCGTACGCCTGCATAAGTGCGACTGTCTCTAGTCTATGATTGTCCCAACGCGTCCAAAGGCCGTTAGCCCGTTCGGCGTCGTACAGCTTTTGTCTTTGGCTGTCGCGCGGCTCTTTGCGAAGCGCCTTGGGGTACATTTGTTTTGCGGTCGGTAGTTGCATGACGTTCCCTCTTGTTGACTTGTCACCTTAGCACGGTCAGCGAAGACGTGTCAACAATTATTATTCGGTGCAATTCCGGGGAATGTCATTGCCCACATGTCAGGCCGCGCTTGTCTAGTACGTCATAGTGCGGGGCGCATACTATGGAAGGAATTGCCAAAAACCCTGCAATTCCTAGCAGTTTCTTCTAAAAATAGTATAATAGTATAATAGTATATCAAGAGGATAAGTTAATTACCGGAATTAGGAATTGGAATTGAAGGGATTTGTTCGGGTATGTAAGGGGGGCCATACTACCGTACTATATACTATTTCTGACCCGTCACGAATTGCCCGAATTACCGGAATTACCAACCGAAGGCGAAATGCAGCGCGAGGTACACGCCAGCAATCACAAGGCCGGTAATAGCCGCGTACATGCGTTTGCGGCTTTCAGTGTGGGCAATGCGCTTGTTACGCATTTCAGCGCCAAGCATGGCGGATACAGCCAACGTCGCGTTATCGGCGGCGGTGTAGTCCCGGCGGTTCTTTTGTCCAAAGTGCGACATAGTCTGTACTCCCTTCTATTGAGGTACTGTACAGCAAATGTCTTGCCAAGTCGTTAATACGGCGGGGCTTCGTGTACTCGCACGATTGTACGCCAAAGGTCGTCAGCCGGGCGGAACATGTCAAGTTGACCGTCGTACTTCACCCGCTCTGTTCGCTTGCGCGCAAACCAAATGATTGCCTGTAGTTGGTTCGGTACTAGCCCTTCGGTTGAGGCTAGGCGCTTCGCTGCGTTGGCTATGCGTTCGTACTCGCTCTTTGACTTCACAATCGCCTGTCGCATGGTCATACGCTTTGCGAGGTATGCGGCCTTCATGTGTCCGTCAATGGTGACGTGTGCGGGGTCAAGCGGGTCAAGAATGTTGAAGTAAAAGCTTCTGATCTTGAGCCCGCGAACAGAGCCCACAAACGACGCTTCGCCCTTCGCATACGCGAGCGCCCGGCGCTTACAATGCCCGTACGTTGAGACTGTGACCCGTTCCGGGGGCCTGCATTCACGCGCGCCCTGTAGCACGCTGGCGAGGCTGCGAAGGTTGCCGTAATAATCGTTGTTCGGGGACAGGGCGCAAAAGGCGGCTGTCGTGCGATCAAGCGCAATGCCGTAGTGTTCGGCAAACTCGCGCATGACTGCGTTGTACCGCGCGTACGCTAACCGGCCTTCGCGTAAGTCGTCTGCGTCGGCGCGTTCGTACATTGCACGAAGGTTGCGCCCGCCCTTCACTTGAACACTTCGGGCCTTATGACGACGTACGCCTTGCTGTACGTCCCGTGTTGTTCAAGCATGACCGGCTTTGCGACTTCGCGTATGATATCGCCGTCAAGCAGGTTTTGTATTGCGCGCTTCAGTGCTGACGTTGCGCCGATACGATCATTGCGGAAGGCTGCAACCTGCAAGCAGCGGCGCGACAGGTAGCCTTGTTCAATGACCCCGGCGGCGTGTAGCGTCTGGCGTGCGTCGTACTTCGCGACCTTGTCGTACGGCGAGCGCATGTATTCAGCGATCTTGCTTTTGACGTACTCAAGTTGCGCTTGTTCGTTGCCGTCTTCGCGTCCAACTTCACCGCGATCAAAGCGACCAAGCAGCGCGACAATTTCATTGTGTACGATATCACACGCCCATTGCATACAGTGTTCGTCAATGACCGGCGTGTACGGATGAATACCGACAGCGACAAGCGCCGCCAGCTTCAGCGCCTTGACGTGCGCCCTGTTCCATAGCTGGCGGTTCACGTCTAGGTTTGTGCTGTTGATTTGGCTGTCAGCGTACTTGTCAAAGCGTGACGATACAACCTTGCCTTCGGCGGTGAAGTCAACGTTGACGACAGCGCCTTGCGCCATGAGGCTAATTGAATAGTGACACACTTCCGCTAGGCGCTGTATCAACATGTCGGGCGGGATTTGTGCGCCGTGTGCTTCGTTGAGCGGGGGACGCGGGCCGGTGTATTCGGTAGTCAGGAAGCGAGGCAACAGGCCGTCTGCAATCAGGCTTTCGTCAAGTGCAGCGTACAGCGTGCTAGGTGTTGTTTCGCCAATCATTGTCAGCGCGGGCGAACGTATCAGCGTCGTATTCTTGGCTTTGTCGCTGTACACAATCGGCTTGATTGATTGGCCCGCGCCGCTCTTGTTGTACAGGTCAAGCAACATGCGCTTGATACCAACGTCAACGCTGCTTGCGTGCTTGCTCGCCATTTGCTGCATACGTAAGCCAAACTCGCCAGACACAACGACACACGACGGCGAGCGTACAAGGGCTTTGATAAGTGCTTGCGCCGATGCAAAGTCACCGGGGCCGATAAACTCGTCAGCGCCTTTAATTGTCTGCGTTACGCGGTTGAACAACTTGTCAATGCCGCTGCTGATTGCTTCTTTACCTGTCCCTGTCGGCGCGATCAGCATAAGGTACAGGTTCAACCCTGTCCCGCTGACGTTCCATGCTCTGCCCACAATCCCGGCGAACATGGCGACGGCTGCGGCTAGTGCAATCTGTTTCACGGGGCGCGGTGAAGCGGCGTAAATAAACTCGGCCATTTCACCGATAAGGCCCGGCGGTGCAATCCAATCAAAGCGCGGCGGCGCTTGCGTCTCAACTGTCCCCGGTTCAATCATGCCGGTGTCAGTGTCGGGCAATGCGTCTTGCGGTTTCGCAGCGCGCATAATCTCCGCAACGCGTGCGGTTTGTGCAAAGTCGAGTGTCGGCGGGCGGCGGTCTTCCGCAGCCAATACCATTTTGTCAACGTAGTCTTCGCGTTGCGCTTTCTCGCGCTCGCCAAGGCGTGACAGTCGGAACATGCGCTTGATTTGCGCGCGGTTGTGCGTGAAGAACCCGAGTATGTCGATAAGTGCAAAGTCGGCTTCTGACTGTGACGTGTAATACTGTTGCCAGTTGCCCGACCAAAGGTCGTTGAACTTTTGCGCGTTGGCTGCTTGTTGCGCCATTGCGTACACGGTCATATCGTCGGCAGTCTGCGGCCTGTCTTCGCCGCCTGTAAAGTCAATGCCGTCTGTTTTCGCGAGCGATTGCCAAAGCCTGTCAAGTTCGGGCTGTCGCGGCTCAATCGCTGACGGGTAATATACGTTCCCCGTCATGGTCATAAAGCGACCGCTTGAATACACTTCAACGAAGTCGCGCTTACGGCCCTGCGGTACTGCACCGCGTACGATAATGTGCAGCCCCGCGCCTGACGGGCTCAACTCACTGTATGAGTTGAGTTCGCGGAAAATCTCTGTCTGTCGTTTCTCAATGTGCGGCGCGTCAATGCGGTTGCCGTCGTCGTCTCGCACCGGGTCAAGGTCAACGAACGTGTACGGGTCTTCAGCCGACAACACATAGCCGATACCGTCCCAACCAACGCGCGCCATGACCGCCGCAAGGCAGGCGTCAAAGTCTGTCCAAGTACGCGCGTCAGTGCTGCTTGCGTGACGGTTGGTCAGCGGGTTGTATGGGACTTTGGTAAGCTTGGCTTGGTTCTTTACGTGTTCAAACCGCCAGACAACCCATTGTCGCAACAACCGCAATTCGTGCGGAATGTTGTTGTACACTTACAATACCAATTCGTTGCCGGTCAGGAAGACGTACAGCCGTTCGGTGCGATGCACGCACGGGCGCTTGTACTGGCGAAAACGTTTCAGCCAACGGTATTCAAGCCCTGTCTGTTCGGAAATGGCCGGTAAGGTCAGCGTTCGCGGTCGCGCGTCCAAGGCTGTACGCGCTGCGGCATACAGCTTGCTTGTGGGCAGTTGTTGCAATTTCCGTCCCCTTGCCTGTCACTTACCGTACGAAGAAAGCAAAAAGCGGGCCTTGTCTAGTCCTAAAATTGGCCCGGCGCGGGATTGACATACACGGGGCGGCGTGCTTCCGTCTTTATGCACAACAAAGGGACCGAAACCAAATGACCGAACAAACCGCCGTATTCGTCGTACCGGAAGCGCATAAACAGCTTTGGGGCGAAACCGCCGAAGCGCACCGCGACCGCCTGCTTATGGCATGGGAAGCGAGCAAGACCGCGCTTGACAAGGCGAAGGCTGACGAAATGGAATTGCGGAAGACGATTGCCGCGCTCGCATTCCCTGACGCCAAAGAGGGAACGAACAAGCTTGACCTTGGCAAAGGGTACGAACTGAAGTTCGTACGCGAGGTTGAATACGTCTTCCCGGCGACACTCTCGCGCGACGCAATCGCCAAGGTTGAAGACGAGATTGCGAAGACAGGCAACGAAGGTCAATTCTTGGCTGACCGCCTGTTCAAATGGAAGTGCGAGCCGTCCAAGTCGGAATACAAAAAGCTTGACATGTCCAACCCGACACACGCGGCGGTCAAGAAACTGTACGACGGCATTCTGACGACAAAGGACGCCGCGCCGAAGCTGGAAATTAAAGCGCCCAAGGGCAAGTAATCGGGGGATACAATGGCGCTGTTTCATGTCATTGACGACGCGTTCGCAATCCTGCGGTCGCGCGGCGTGTACAAGCAAGCGAAGCGGTACGAACGCAAGGGGCGCATTTACGCGCAACATGGTTCGGGCTTCATTGCCCTGACGCGGTCGGGTACGACGGCCCCGAACGTCAGCGTTGACGAAATTGAAGGGCTGACGCCAGCCTTTGACGACATGGCGCGTATGTACAAGTCGCGCGCCGACATACCGAAAGGCTGACATGTCTAACCCACATATCCAAAGCACGAACACCGTTGGGCTTACTCACGGGGTCAAGCTGCTTGTGTACGGCCTGTCGGGCAAGGGTAAGACCGTGCTAGGCGCGAGCGCGCCCCGGCCCCTGTTCCTGTCGGCTGAAAACGGGCTGCTGTCGCTGCGGCGGTACAACCTGCCCTTTATCAAGATTGACACGCTGAAGTCACTACGCGACGCGTTTGACTTTTGCGAGACACCGAAGGCGACGCAGTTTGACACGGTCATATTGGACAGCCTTAGCGAGATTGCAGAGATTGCCCTAGCCGAACAGAAGGGCAAGACAAAAGACGGTCGCAAGGCTTACGGCGAAATGGCGGACATTGTTACGCAAATCGTCAAAGACTTCCGCGACCTTCCGCGCAAACACGTTGTACTGATTTGCAAGCAGGGATACGCGACAGACGGTCAGACAGGCGCACGCTACGCGCAACCGTCGTTCCCCGGCAAACAGCTTGAAGAAAACGCGCCGTATTGGTTTGACGGCGTGTTCCAACTCGAAACTTTCCCCGGTGAACAGCCGGGGCAAATCGTTAGGGCGCTCCGCACGCAACCTGACCAATACACCCAAGCGAAAGACCGTTCCGGCGCGTTGAACGTTTGGGAAAATGCGGACCCGGCGAGCGGCGGGGGTCTTTCCGCAATCTTTGCAAAAATGCTCGCCAGTCCGGCGGCTTAACAAGAGAGGCAATACAATGGGAATGCAATTCGCATTCAACGCACAACAGTACAACCCGAGTTTCGGCGGCGGTTCTTCGCTTCCGCCCGGCAAGTACAAAGTCGTCATTTCCGACACGAAGCCGGAACAGACGAAAGACGGTCAAGGCGGCTATCTCGCCGTTACGCTCAAGGTCGTTGAAGGCCCCATGAGCGGCGGCGAACACATTGACCGGCTCAACCTTCACAACGTCAATCAGAAGGCGGTTGAGATTGCACACGAACGGCTTGCCGGGTACTGCGTGTGCATCGGCGTTATGGCGTTCCAGAACACCGCCGAACTGCACAACAAGCCGTTCGGTGTCGAGATTGGGCCGCAGAAAGACGCGCCGGAATACACCGAAGTCAAGAAACTGTTCGACGCGAACGGCAACACGCCTGTCAAGGGCGGCGGACAACCCCCCGCACAACCGCAAGCGCCGAACGGCTTCGCGCCCCCGGCTTCGCCCCCTGCACCGCCCCCGCCGCCTCCCCCGGCGTCTGGCGGCTGGCCTGCTGCTGGCGGGGCTCCGCAAGCCCCGGCGGGCGGCGGCTGGCCCGGCGGTACACCGTCTGCACCCCCGCCGGGCGGTAACGCCCCTTGGGGGCGATAGACAGCCCCCGCCGTACACACCCGAGTATCAGGCGACAATGACCGCCTATTACTTCGGTGTCGCGAACGGGACACTAGACGCGGTTATGGACATTCCATTTTAACCGCACGGGGGCGGGCTAACGCTCGCCCCCATTTTCTTACGAGGCTTGACATGTTTGACAAAGCTGCACTGAAAGCAAGCCTAGAAGCAAGCGTTGAGGCATACACACGCCTTAGCATTCCATCCGAACACCGAAAACATTTGGGCGCTTCACTCGCCGGGCGCGACTGTACGCGTTACCTCTGGAATACATACCGTTGGCTACTGCTTGAACAGCACGAAGGGCGTATGCGCCGGTTGTTCAACCGGGGACACCGTGAAGAACAAGTGTTCATTGACCTGTTGCGCGGCGCGGGTTGGAATGTATGGGACATAAACCCGACGACAGGTAGTCAGTACCGCATTGCCCACATGTCAGGACATATCGGCGGCTCGCTTGACGCCATTGTCCAACCGCCCGGCGTGAACTGGCACGCTATAGGCGAGTTCAAGACGCACAACAACAAGTCGTTCAATGACCTTCGCAACAACGGATTGCTTGCGACCAAGCCCGAACACTTCATACAAATGAGCATATACGGACGCTCATACGAAACAGACAAAGGGCTGTATTGCGCGGTCAACAAAGACACTGACGCGATTGAATGGATACCCGTTGACTTAGACTTTGGCGCGGCTGAAGACGCAATGCGCCGCATGGAATACGTTATTGGCTTGCGCGAGCCGCCAAAGAAAATCAGCGAAACGCCGACATTCTGGAAATGCAAGTATTGTCACTTCAACGGTATCTGTCATTCGGGCGAAGCGCCGGAAAAGAACTGCCGTTCGTGTCGTCACGCTGCACCGGCTGCGGCTGGCGAATGGCATTGCGAGTTGCACGGGCAACTTATACCTGACGGCGTGATACCTCTTGGCTGCGATCATTGGAAACGGCTTGTATGATTGTACAGCCTGCATTTCAACCGCGTTGGTACATTGAGGAAGCGGTACAGTCGCTCTTTGATTACTTTGAACATACCGCCGGAATGGACGGCGAACACAACCCGCTTATCGCCATGCCGACAGGTACGGGCAAGTCGGTTGTTATTGCGAAGTTCATACGCGAGGCAATGCGGCGTTACCCGTCAACGCGAGCAATGGGCCTTACGCACGTCAAAGAACTGATTGAACAGGACGCCAAGGCGATTATGCGCGCATGGCCGGGCGCACCGCTTGGCATATACAGCGCGGGCCTAGATCAGTACGACAACATGTCGCCAATCGTCTTCGGCGGCGTACAATCGGTCAAAGGCAAGTACCCGATATTTGGACACCGTGACTTGCTGTTCATTGACGAAGCGCACTTGCTTTCGCCCAAGGCTGACACGACGTACCAAGCCGTCATTGCTGACCTAAAAAAGACGAACCGCAAGCTTAAGGTTGTGGGCTTGACTGCTACGCCTTACCGGCTTGGCTTGGGTCACATGACGCACGGCGGTATATTCACTGACGTATGTTACGACTTGTGCAACCGTGAAGCCTTCGCCCGGCTGATTGCCGAAGGGTACATGTCGCCGCTTATTCCGAAGCGGACCAAGACGCAAATTGACCTGTCAGGTATCAAGCTTGTCGGCGGCGAGTTCAATCAAGAGCAATTACAAATATCAATCGACAAGGCGGAAATTACACGCGCCGCCTTGCGCGAAGTTGTTGAACACGGGCAAGACCGCAAGTCATGGCTGATATTCGCGAGCGGCGTTGAACACGCCGAACATATCGCGGAAGACCTGCGTACGTACTTCCATATTCCAGCCGCCGCCGTACACTCGAAAATGACGGACGCGCAACGCGACAAAGTCATTGACGACTTTAAGGCCGGGCGTATTCGCGCAATCGTCAATCAGAACGTTCTAACAACCGGGTTCGATCACCCGCCGATTGACTTGATTGCAGTATTGCGCCCGACTATGTCGCCGGGCCTTTGGGTACAAATGCTTGGACGCGGTACGCGCCCGTACGATTGGTTCGGCCTGACCGCCGCCGAACGCCAGTTGTTCGCAGCATTCCAATTCAAGAAACTGAATTGCCTTGTACTCGACTTCGCAGCGAACACCGAACGCTTGGGGCCGATTGACGATCCGGTTATACCGAAGCGCAAAGGCGACGGCCCGCCGGGCGACGCACCGCTACGCATTTGCGACAACTGCGGAATGTACAATCATGCAAGCGCGGTCATGTGTTCCAACTGCGGTTACGTCTTCCCGCGTATGGAAAAGCTGAAGACATTCGCGAGCGAACTTGCGCTTATGGCTGCACTCGACACCGCGCCAGACGAACGCGAATACGACGTGCAACGCGTGATCTATCAAGCCCACACGTCACGCGCCGGGCTGTCGTCAGTCAAGGTTGTGTACTACGTTCACGGCAACACGTTCTTTGAATACGTGTCTGTTGAAGGCGGCGGGCTGCGTGCGAAACGGGGCCGCGATTGGTACAGGATACGCGAGAAAGCACGCGGGGCCGAACCGCCAGACACGAACGCCGACTTGTTAGAGCTATGCCCTGACCTTCGCATACCGGCCAAGATCAAGGTAATTATCAACCGGGAGGACCCCGAAATAACAGGGGCGATATTTTGAAGCTATGGGAGGAAGGGACAACCCGCGAAGAACGCATTGCATTACGTGAAGCCGAAGACAGAATGCGGGCGGAACTTTGGGAGGATCACAAGCTAATACCGATCTTTCAGGACGGAACTTTTTACGACGACACGGGACGAAAACCAATCAACCCGTATTGGCGCGACAGTGAGTTTACCCGCTGGAATGACGCCGTACGACAACATAGGAAAGAACTTGAAATGGCTACGCGCGGAAGAAAACCGGCGAAGAACAGTCAGGCGGACAAACTGCTTACCGCTCTGGCGTTCGTGAAAGTCGCGACGAAAGACACGAAGCAAGGCGAGTATCAGACACACGTACACATTGGCGGCAACCGCGTTGTCGCTTTTGACGGCGTGATTGCGGCGTGTCATCCGATTGAGGAAGACTTTGTTGCATACCCGAACCTTGAACAGTTTGTTGCGGCGCTTCAGTCGTGCGGCAAAAAGCTGTCGCTGACCGTTGACGGCAACCTGTTGTCGGTCAAGGGCGAACACATGACAGCCGAAATGCAATGCTTGCCGCCGGAAGTTATGCACGTCGTCGTACCGGACCCCAACGCGTACGTCATTGACGACGGTATCAAGGCGGCGCTTGAAGTGTGCATGAAGTACACGCGCGAAGGCGCGACGCTGATACACGAAACCGCCGTGCTGCTTTGCGCCAATTCGGCGTACGGTACGGACGGCAAGGCGATTGTTGAATACTGGCATGGTACGAACCTGCCCGACATGATCTTGCCGCGCGCCTTTTGCGCCGCCGTCGTGAAAGCGAAGGCTAAACTTGTGGGCTTCGGTTACGGCAACGGCTCGTCTGTCACGTTCTACTTTGACGACATGTCTTGGCTGAAGACGCAGCTTTACGCCGAAGGCTACCCGATGCAAGCAAAGACCGTCTTGAACGTCCCGGCGAACCCGCTACCGCTCCCGGCTGACTTCGTGACGGCTGTTACGTCGGTTGCGGCCTTCAGCGAAGACGGTTCGTTCGTTGTCGAGAACGGGCAAGTTGTCGCGTTCTTCAACGACACCGAAACCGGCGCACAATACGACGTGAAAGACCTTTCAACGACACGCCGGTTGCGCTTCAACTCGCAATCAGTGTTGAAGGTCGCGGAACACATGAAGCTTGCCGACTTCAACACTGACCCTGACAAACTGCTTTGGTTTGGGGACAGCGTACGCGGCGCAATCATGCGGATTACGGAAGCGAATACGTAATGCTGTTTGACGGGGGCGTACACAAGCGCGACGTTGGGTTACGGATGCACGCGCCAATACCGGAAACGGGTTGGCGTGCGCCTGACTTCCTGCCTGACCTGACGGACGCGTACGCTATCTCGTTTGACACCGAAACCAAAGACCCCGAGCTAGAGGAAGCGGGGCCGGGTTGGGGCCGGGGCCGGGGTCATATCGTCGGGGTCGGCGTATGCGCTGTAAGCCGCTCTGGCGACCGCTGGCGGGGGTATCTGCCGGTCAGGCATGAGGTTGAGCCGGAAACGAACCTAGACCCCGCCCGCGTCTTCCCTTGGCTGAAGCGCCAGCTTGAAACGAAGCACATTAAAAAGGTTGGCGCGAACCTGTTGTACGACGTTGGTTGGCTGACGACAGAGAACATTTACGTTGAAGGCGAGTTGCACGACGTACAGTTTGGCGAAGCCCTGATTGACGACACGGCCTTTGTTGCACTCGACATACTCGCGCAAAAGTATCTTGGCGAGACAAAGGACACGTCAGTTTTATACGAATGGATACGCGACAGTTACAAGCCCCGGAAGAACCGGGAACGCGCATTCATTTACAAGACGCCGCCGCGATTGGTCGGGCCGTACGGCGAGCAAGACGCAGACTTGCCGTTACGCATTCACGACGTACAAATGCCGATCATTGACCGCGACGGGCTCGCGTACGTGTACCGGCTAGAGAACGATCTAATACGACTGCTTGTCAAAATGCGGTTGCGCGGCGTACGCGTTGACCTTGGCAAAGCCGAAGAACTGATACACGTATTGAAAGGTCGCATAGGCCAGTATTACAAAGAACTTGCCCACAAGCACGGCGTCGCAATCGCGAGCGTGAACAGCGGGGCGCAACTCGCTAAGTTGTTCGATCACGCGGGCGTACCGTACCTGCGTACCGAAGTCAGGGAAGACGGCAAAGGCGGCAACCCGTCGTTTCGGAAGGAATGGCTTGAAGCCCTTGAACACCCGATTGGCGACGATATCAACAACATACGCAAGCTTGAAAAGTGCGTTGGTACGTTCCCGCAAGGCTACATTCTCAACAAGAGCATTCCAGAGAACGGAAACAATCAGTACGGCGTATTGCACGGTTCGTTGCACCCGCTGAAAGACGACGACAACGGCGCGAAGACAGGGCGCTTTGCGTCGTCTGACCCGAACTTGCAAAACATTCCGATACGCACCGATGAAGGCAAACTTATTCGCGAAGCCTTCGTACCGTTTGACGGTCATTTGTGTTGGGAGAAAGACGATTATTCACAAATTGAATATCGTATGCTCGCACACTACGCCGTCGATAACGGCGACGGTTCCGCCGAACGGTTGCGCCAGTCGTACCGCGACGATCCGACAACCGATTATCACAAGTACGTTCAAGGCAACGTCAAGGCGCTTACCGGGATTGAGATTGACCGGCGACCGATTAAAAATATCAACTTCGGCCTTGTGTACGGTCAGTCGCAAAAGTCACTTGCGTACAAGGCGGGCTTCACCCGGCAAGAGGCTGACGCAATCTTTACGGCCTATCACAAGGGCGCACCGTACGTTAAACCGACACTGAAAGACATTGCCGCCGAAGTGCAGCGCGAAGGAAGCATACGGACCATTCTAGGGCGGCGCGTTACCTTCAACATGTGGGAACCGAATTACTATGAAAGCGAGCAAGACGGCTCGCGCATTCGTCGTACGCCGTTACCGTTTCACATGGCGGTACGTGAGTACGGAAGCAACATTAAGCGCGCGGGCGATTACAAGGGCGTCAATTACAAGTTGCAGGGTTCGGGTACAGGCGACGTAATTAAAGTCGCAATGCGCGAAGCCGATCAATCGGGCGTATTCGACTTCATCGGCGTACCCATGTTGCAGGTACACGACGAACTTGACTTCAGCGTGAAAGACGACAGCCGCGAACAGCAAGAGGCTTACCGCTTCATGCGTCACACGCTCGCCAACTCGCTTAAGTGCGCCGTACCAATTCTTGTTGACAACAAGCGCGGCGCTAATTGGGGTGTCATTGACTAGTTGTTAAGACTTGGCCCGTACAACCTCTGTAACAGCAGAGGAACGGACGCCATGACAACGAAGCCGGAACTTACTTGGGGTGAAGTGTTCGCGGAAGTCGAGAACACCCGCACGCTGACAACTGACGAAACCGTCGCTTGCCTGTTCGCCGCGTTCGCTGACATGGTCGCGGAACTGGCGGATTCGGGCAAGATCTTGAAAGCCGCCTAACTCATTGAAATTGCAGAGGTTTCGCCTGTCGGCGTCGGCCGATCGCTGGAACCTGAAAAGACAACACCCGCCGGGGGGACTAAGCCCGGCGGGTGAAGCTGCACAACAGGCCCGAGGGGACGCCTTGGGAGCCCCCTTATAGCCGAAGCCGGGCCGGGGGTCTAGGGGCCAACCTTCGCGGCTGTCGGCTCTTTGGTCATGGCGCGAAGGATCACGCCGCCGACTGCCCACACCGCCACGAAGGCCGCTTCAACGGCGCTGAAAGCGCCCTGCACCGCTTCGGCTGTCGGGGGCGGGTTTGTGTCACCGAACACGCCGAACGCCGCCAGTAGGCCAATCAGGCCCATGACGACGTTGAAAATTGCCGTCTTGGATTTGAACAGTCCCAAGATTGTATTCATGTGAACCCCTGCGGTTAGACGACTGTTGAATAACCCCGCGCCACGACGCGCGACAGGTTGCCGTTAGTCCTAGACCATACCTCAACTTCAAGCAACCCCAACGTCACGCCAAGCGTAATCGTGCTTCCCGACGTGAAGGGGTCAACGGTTGTCCAACCGCCGCCCGCAACTCGCCAGCGCATGACATAGTCGGTTCCGGCTTCCGCTGTACTGGCGGCGTCGTCATAGAACGCGACGTTGTCGGTAAGCCGGTTGCGCTCGCGCCAAGCAATCGCCGGGCTTGTCGAGTTCGTGACGGTAGCAGGCTGACGCGTTCCGCCAATGGTCAGGTACGCCGGGGGTGACGGCCTGTACGTGCGCTTGTCCATTGTGAAGGCGATATCAACCGCAGACGCAAGCGAGTATTGGCCCCGCGTCGTGATATCGGTTATGCGAACGTTCCCGGCGTAATCTTGATCGTATGCCGCGTCAGACAGGCCGTCTGCACTCGTCAGGAAGTAAATAGGCGTGTCAACAACGTGCGTTTCAAACGTCGTGTCAAACAGCGCCCGGTGTACGTTGGTCAGACGATAGGAACCGCCGCCAAGCGAAGTCACCGTGCGGTATGACATTAGCTCATTGCCGACAAGAATAAGATTGACGCCAAGCGACTGTATGTCTGCGTCGCCGCCCGCCGCAGTTGTGGGTACGAAGTCAGACGGCGCAAGGCCGTAAATGACCATACCCGTACCGCCGCTGTCAAAGCCGTCGTCGTCAGCCGTCGTGTCAGGGTACAGCGTTTGAACGCGCCCCGAACCTGCATACGGGACAGTGTCAACAAGTTGCGTGTTGGTCGCGAATGCGTCGGTTGAAGCGTACGCGCTGAAGCCGGTTGAAGCCTCGTCAACCTGTTCGGGCAACACCCAAATCAAGCCCTTGCTTTCAAGCACACTGACAAGCGGGCTGTCGGCTTGCTTCACGAAGTAGTACGGCGCTCCAATGACCTTGTACACCGTCACCGCGTCGGGCTCTGGCGAACCGCCGTCCCATTCGCTAGGCGCGGGCGGCGCAATCGTAACAGTGTTGTTGGCGTAAATGTCTTGGAACGCCGACACCGTCACCTTGCCGTCGTCTAGCTCCCCAAGGTCAACTTCCTTCGTACGCATAATCAGCCGCTTGATACCAAGGCGGCGACACGTCAGCTTGAAGACGCTGTTAGGCCGCAGCGTTTGCCCGACAGCGCGGTTGCACTTGATATCGGCAGAGAACAGCGGGACAGACAGGGCCGCGCCTGTACGCGTCGCGAGGAACACCGCAAGGTCAGGGTCGTAACAGCCGGGGTGCGAGATTTGCGCGCTGCGTACTTTCGCCGTCGCTGCAATGTTGCCCGTGTCTTGCCAAACCGCCGGGCTGTTGTCTTGGTAATTGTTCTCCCGGTTTTTGAACATGACGCGAACCTGATTGACCGTGTCCGACCAAAGGTTGCGCGTGTAATTCGTAATGTCCGAAAGGTTGTCAACGTCAATTTCCGGCAGGGTGTCGGGGTCATAGTCCTGACGCTGAAGTCCAAGAATGAACTTGCCGGTTGCCGTGTCTTGGTACAGCACGCCGTTTATTTGCTTCAGCAATTCCCCGATCAAGTCGGAACCGCGCGAAGGCCGCGACACTTGCAGCGACATAAAATGGTCTTCGTCGTACAGCATGTCGGCTGCGGCGAGGAACGACGCCGTATCAAGCCGCGCCGGATCAATCCCGAGCATGGCAAATTCAGTAACGCACATGTCGTACAAAATCTCTGCCGGGTTGGCGTCGAGATTGTTTGACATAATGTGCTTGCCGCCGGGAATACCAAGCGTGTTGTTGAAGCAATCAACCTCAATCGCGACAGGTTCGATATTCTGCGATTTGCCGAAGTAGAACCCGCGCATACTGACGTTGTTTTCCGTCAGTACCAAGTGTGCAATACCGTTGTATCGCGGTGCGCCCGCGCCGATATGGTGTGCAAGAAACGGGTCTTGCGTCTGCGGTACGTCGCCGTCGTAAAAGTACACCGTACCTTGCACGCCGCCGTTACGGCTTTCACCGCCGAACAGTTGCAGGTTGCTAATCACTTGCGAGCCGCCGCCGGTCAGTGTCCCCGACCAAGCGAGATACTTACCGAAGTAAATCTTTCGCACGCGTACGTTGGGGCCAAGGCATAGCCCTAGCTGCATACCGATATAATAGTCATACGCGATTGTTACGCGCTTGCTCGAAAAGATACCCGTTGAAACTTTCTTCGTAATCGCCTTGCCGAGAAACGCGCCTGTCCAAAGCACGTTAGGCGACAACAGCTTGACCGTTCCGTACACCTTGTTGATTGGGTCGCCCTCGTTAGAGCGTGGGAACGTGAAGTCAGACAGCGCCGCTTTAACGGCGTCTGTCGGCTTTGTCTTGACGAGAAAGCCAACGGCGAGAAAGATAGCGGCGAAGACCGCGAACCATTCAAACGGGGTCATGTCTAGTCAATACCGCTCACGAAGGGGTTGACGTTCGGAATGAACGGGAAGCCGCCGAAGTTAAGTTGATTGTTGAACTTGGTTAGGCAGTCGCCTTGATACGCCAAGTTGCAGCCGGGGTACATTGTGACGGGCATAGCGTACGCGCGTTTCGTCAGCGGGTAAGCGAGCGTCAGCACGTTGCCCACATGCGACACGATTTGCCGCTTTTCGTACGGCGTCTCAAGAAAGCCTGACCTGTAGTATTGGTCAGCTTGTCCGCCGTCGCTTTGAACCGTTACCGTGTTCGTGTCGTACGCCGTCATAAACGAAAGGAACTTCAGCGCGTCGATATCGACACCGCAACGCGCGTTGCCAAGTACGTTGTTGCACGGCGTCTGATACAGGACAGAAGGAACCTCGCCAGACATGGCGCGCGTAATTTCGTTCGGCGTGATTATCTGCCCCGTCTCGCCGGATACGCGTACGTTCGTGACGTTGCCCGACCAATAAATAACAACGTCGGCGGGGTCGTGAAAGCGCGTCAGCGTCAGGTACAAATCAGGCGGCGAAACGCCGAAGCCGTACGCGAGTATCAACTTGTCGTCGGCGGGTAGGTCAATCGTCAAGTCGCTGTTGCCAGCTTGCGCGATAGTGACCTTGATACGGCTGCGTTTCATGGCCCGCGCAAGGTAGCGTTGACCGTTATAAATCACGTCTTCGTTGTGCGACGTGTAGTAATACGATTGGCACGTACCAACGAACGCGTATAGCTCAATCGGCTTTCCGGTATATACGCCGCTTTCGTCAGCATTGTACGTCATTGGTCGGTTGTCCGAATGTTGAACGTAACGTCAGTGTACCAAGCATAATGTGTCAGGTTGAATGCGTCGTCATTCACCCGAGACAGCGGCGCGAGCATGACCTTAGTAACGGTCGGCATGGGATTGGGCAAGGCTTCGTTGAGGGTCAAAACCGTATCGCCGCCCGACAGAGCAACCGCCGTCACTTGCCTTACAATCAGCCCGCCCGCGTGTTCAAAAGCAACATACCTGAAGCCCGCGTGCTTCCAATAGTACGTAAAGTATTCGTCGCTTTCGATAGTCGCGAACGAAGACCCGTCAGCCGCAAGCACAAGGTCAAAGTCGTTGCGCCATGTCGGCGCGAGGAACGGCTTGTATGACCCCTTCGTGTATTCGCAGAAAGTGCGGAACCATTCAACGTCAGGCGGCGACGCGCTGCGGCCATTCAAGCGCGACAGGCGGAAGGTACGCGGCCCGGCCAAGTCGGTACGGTCCCAAGGGTTGACATAGCTGTTGACGCCCGGCCCGATATCAAGACGCGACGCGCCAGTGATTGCCGCCTGTTCAAACGACGTACCGATTGGGCGACGGTCAAGTATGGGTATGTCTTCGCAGTCGGGAAGCGTGACAGTCGGCGCAAAGGCGTTCGTCACTGGCGAGATAGTCGCCGCGTCCAAGCCGGTAAGCTGCGTGTCTGCGAACGTGTCAGGCGCAACGCGTTTCAGGTTCGTACCGGACGCAACAAAGTTGTACGTCAGCGGCATGATTTGCGCGGCGACAGTGAACGCCGGGCCGATAGTATCCGACAGCCGCGCGCCGTCTGCAAACACCGTCTTTACACGGACGATTTGGAACGTATCGCCGTCTTGAATGTAAGCGTATCCGCCGTCGCGAAGGTTCGTTTTCGACGCGTCAAAGTATATGCGGGTGTCGCCCGTAGTTGTGGGCTGCGTAAGTTTCGTTTTGTACGGCCAATGCGGCATAGGAACCGGCTTGCCTAGCTCTGTCCAAATCGCGCGCCAGACGCGGCGAAGGTCAGGCGAGTTGTCGAGTGCGAAGCGGTGCGTAAGTTCAATGCGCGGCGACGAACGAATTGCAATGCGCTGTTCGGTCCCGTCGTCTGACGTGATTACGTCAGTGCGCCATTTCCAAGCCTCGTCAATCGGTTCTTCCGGCAGTACCCAATTGAACGGGCGTTGAATGATATTGCCCACAATGAGCGCGCCGGATTGAGTGACGCCGCCGTTGGCTGTCTGTTGTGCAACAACAACCGCGCCCGATTGGAACGTCTGAAGCGGAGCGTTCAACACGACGATTGCGAGCAAGCCCGATTGTTCAACCGTGACTGGCGGTGTTGGCGGGGTTGTGTCGTCGTCCCAATCCAACATAAGCGACATGAAAAGGAACGCGCCGGTTGTCGCGGTAAAGTCAAGGTCAAAGCCGTCCGTCGTGAACGCGTCAAAGGCTGCAACAATGTCGCCAAAGTTTGCGCCGTCACCCATGATAATAACGTTGCCGTTGTCGCTTGACTTCACGGCGGCAACTGTCGGGTCAACGTTGTTCTGATTGCGGAGCGCGTGAACGCCAACTTTCAGCGGGTCGGTAGGGTCCGAAACCATGCCGACATAATGCGAAGCAAGCGCGGCGGTTTCACCTTCCGGCGTATTGATAGTCGTGTACCCGCCGCCTGCAACAAGTGCAACGCGCGGCGTGAAGCCCGCCCCGGTGTAACTTTCAATCCCTGTCGTTGCTTTCGTCAGGAAGTCGTCAAGGTGCGCCCGAATGCCGGGCATTTTGACGGCGAGGAACGACGCAAATTCGCTAGACGCTGACGCGCTAGGCGTGACGCTGTACCCTTGGCTGTCGTACGAACCAATAGTCACGCCGTACACGTTCGTTGGGTCGGGTGTCGCGCCGGTCAGGCGGTGCAAAATGCGGTCATTGAATAGCGAGCCGCCGGGGCGCGAAACTGTCAGCGTACCCGCGCTTTCAACCGTCGTGAAACAGCGTTGAGTGTCGGCCCCGTCGTTGAGCCCGATACCGAATGACTTACCCGCGCCGCCAATGCTACCCGCCGCCGTGCGGAACGCTGACACGGCGAACACAACGTCAGGTTCAAAGTCGGGCGCGGTAACGTCAATCGCTGACGTACCCGTCCCCAAGTTTTGCGCGTTCAAGTGTGCTTCAACGTCTTCGCCCGCCAGAACAAGCATTGTCCAACGGCGAGTTTGCGACAGTGAAATTGGCGCGTTTAGGAAGTTGATTGCAACAAGGTTGTTCGCGAAGCCGACTAAGCGAACGTCCCAATCCTGACTAAACGTGCTTCCGGTAAATTCAAGCACGTTGTTGTTATAGACACGCGAGCTAACTTGCGTGCTGCTTGCGTGATTGTGCAGCGTTGAGTGTTGGTGTTGTGCGTCTGACGCCGTTGCAACAGAGAACGTGAAAGCCGGGCCGCGAACACCGCCGCCTAAACTTTCGGTCGCGTCGTTGCCGGGGTCATGGTTCACGCCGACAAGTACAATTGCTTTCGGCGTGCGTCCGCCAAGGTCAACCGGGATAAGTACAACGCCTTTGGCGGCTTGCTGGAAAGTCACAACTTGCGCGTACACGTCGTCAAGTACAGCCGCCGTTGAGTTGGTCGCAATCCCGACCATAATAAGTTGCTTCGCCCCGGCCCCGGCGGCGGTGTAATCAAGCGTGACGCCGTCGCTAATCCATGCGCTAACGCTGGCGACGTGTTCAAGTACAGTCGTGTTGTTGCCGAGCGCGAGTACGTCGCCCACACGCGCCGCTGAATAGGTGTCTGACGGGTCGGCGGCGGGGTTTATCGCCATGCCGTACACGCCTTGCGCTGACGCGTTCGCAACACCGAAGCAAGCGCCGCTTCCGGCTGTCGTGTCGCGTGCGCCGCCGCTAACTGCGGTGTTCGTTGAGCCTAACAGGAACAGCGTGTCAGGGTCGAAACCGAAGCCGGTATAATTCTGCGTTCCCGTGCTTGTCTTGGTCGTACCGGCCTGTACCTTTATGTCGGCTTCGCCAAGTATCAGCGCAAGGTAATTCACGCGCGAAGCTGTCACGCTCCCAAGCGTACCAAGCGTCGTCGTCAAGTCAAAGCCTGACGCGTTGAAGTTCGTAACCGACAGAGCCGCGCCAAGCGTTCCTAGTGTCGGGTTTGCGAGAGGAAGCGCGGCGGTCGGGTGTACGTACGAAGACGGCGCGGGACCGGCTGCAAGTGCGTCGTCGTCGCTGTAGCAAATCCCCATTTGCCCGTTGCCGTTGGTCGCCCAACCCATAGCAAACGCAAGGTCGCCAAATTGTCCGCTTAGATCGCTCCCGCCATGCCAAGGCGTAGCGACAAACACTAGGTCAGGTTGAAACCCGACAGTTGCGGACACGCTGCTATTGCCTGTCGCGTTCGCCAGTGTACCGGCTTGCGTTTGCACGTCACGCCCGGCGTAAAAGATCGCAGTATATCGCGACGCGCCGCCGCCAATGTTGAGAAAGTTTAGGCGAACCCCGTTGCGGATAAACGCAACCGCAGACGCGCGAACGTAGTTGTTCGGCGTGTTGATAACGCTTGTATCCGACCATTCGGACCCGTCGTCAGACGCGGCGAGGTTGTCAAGCGCGTACATAGACGACGCGCGTTGTTGTATGCCGTCATACATGCCCACACTGAAGGTTGCATGTACGCCGTCAGCGCCCGCGCTGCTGTCGAGATAATCGCCGCCGAAAATGATTACGCCCTTGGGCGTATGCCCGGCAAGCTGCGTCGCGTCGATAACGTCAAGCAGCCCGATTGCAGCCGGGCTGTCAAAGTTGACGATTGCAATAATTACTTCCGCAGCCATTACGCAACCTTGCGAATGTAAATTTGCATGTCTTCAACGCCCGCAACGTCCCAAGGCAAGCCCGTATCGGGGTCAACTTGGAATACGTCGTTATAGTACCCCGCCGTCGTCGTTGGCGAGTGTACCGCGCCGTCGCCGTCAACAGCATTCGACACAACGCCTTGTTGGAACGTCGCCGTTCCGGCGCTCGCTTTCGAGACAAGCGAGAACCGTTGCACGGCTTTGACAAGCGAGACGTTGCCGACACTGAATGTAGGCATTTCAAAGTCGCTGCGGTCGCCCGGTGTTGCGGCTTCAAGGTAGTCGGCGTCAGGCGGAATGTCGTCAAGAATAACGTACCCGACCGTACCCGTTGACTTTGTCCAATCAGCGGTTGCGGTGTCGGCGTTCGGCATGTGCGTAAATACCGACACGTCGCCTAGAAAGTCGTCATTCTCGCCGCCCAAGTCATCCCATACAACAAGGTCTTCAATGTACCAAGTCGTGAAACCGCTTGCCCCGGCGCGGTCGTCAAACGTGCATTGTTCGGCGGTCGCCGCCGCGCCAAGGTTCACGCCGCTAACGTCAATAACGACGACTTCGTTGACGCGTACTTCGCACTCGCCGCCCGTCCCGGCGAACGTGTACTTAACTTCAACATGGTTCCATGTCGCCGCAGCAAGTACGCCAGCCGCCGAACTAAACAGCGTCGTACCCGCGCTGTTGCGAAGACGGATTGCGCCGGTTGTTCCAATGGTCAAGCAGCACATTTGATTGTTGAACGTGTCGCTTATGCGCGCCATACGCAAAATGTCGCTGTCTTCGCCTGACGGTAGTGTGTCAACGCGAACGGCGAACGCGACGCCGACAACGTCTTTAGGCGCGGGGAATGCGAACCGCATACCTGACCCGGTGTTGTCGTTGCCCGACCATGCGTTGCCGCCCGTGCGGCTAACCGACGACTGCGGCCCGCTACCGGATGAAGACCAATTGCGTTTGAGCATGTTAGCGAGCCCGGTTGCGCCGGTCCCGTAATGGTCAAACCCGTCAGCGTAAAATACCGCCATGTTCCTACCCCGCCGCCGTCTGTTTCACTACGTCGGGATTACGACGCAGAATGTTGAGTACAACCGCTTCGCCTTCCGGCGTGTCGAGTGCAGACAATGCCTCTTGCGGGTCAATCACGTTCACAACCTTGACAGGTACGTTGACTTGCGGAGCCGGGGCGGCGGCGTTGTTACCGCGTCCGCGCTGTTGCGCCGCTGTCTCGACTGTCACGCGTTCGCCCTTCGTGACGCTCATTTGTACAAGGTTCGTGTCAACGCCCGCGCGTCCGCCGACTGTGAATTGTCCGCCGTCTTTGAATGCGCCGACGTTTTGCGCTTTGATATTCGCGACGTTCACGGCGGCGGTAGCAGCGACGCCAGCCGCAGCGATGAAGTTGAACGGCGGCGGGAATGCAGACAGCGCCTTTTGCGACGCAAGAATGCCGTCAATGATAGCTTGCGAGATAGCGGCGGCTTTGCCAATCGCTGCAATCTTTTTGTTACCGCTCGACTGTAGCCCGGCGAACGAACTAAAAAAGTCTTTCGCTTGCGTAAGGCGTTCTTCGGTTGCCTTATACGCAATGTTCAACTTGGCTTTCTCTGCCGTTTGGTGCGAGATAAGATCAGCTTGCCGCAGCCGGTCAATCTCTTGATACATAAGCGCCATGTTATCAGTATAGAACGTTTGCGCCGTGATATCGTTTAGCACGGCTTGCACCGCGCTTTGCGCCCGCAACTGTTGTTCAAGCGCAAGCGTCGTATCGCGTACCGACATGCCAAGGGCCGATTGCGCGAATTGAGCGAACGTCATACCCGCCGCCAGTGTGGGCAACAGGGTATTGTACAGTTGAAGTTGAGCATTCAACACGGCCTGTTCGTCGCCGTATGCCATAGCGAGCATTTGCGCTTCAGCCGTGCTGCGGTTGTATTCGTACAGCGGGTCAGTCGCTTGCTTGTACGCGAGTTCGGCCCGCGCTACGGCTTGCGTGTAAGCGTCCTGACTGATTTGACCTTCGTACATAAGCACGAAGTTAGCGCCAAGCGCCAAGTTGTACGCGTCAAGTGGGCCGTTCGCGTCGTCGTACGCTTGCGACAGGGCGGCTTGAAACTTCGCGCTGTCTTGCAGAACCTTTTGCGCGGCAAGCTGCTTATTGATCCAATCTTGAGTTGCGACGACGCCCTTAGACAGCGCCGCTTGCACTTGCGCTTGCACCGTCTGTTGTCGCTGTAGTTCGTCGCCAAAGAACCCGGTCAACGCGGTCGCGTTCTCAACCGTGCGTTCGTATTCAGCGAACGGGTTTTGCGCGTCTTGCAGAGCGCGGGCGCTTTTCAGCACTTCGCGTTCGTACTCTGCTTGCGTGATTATTCCTTCTCGCAACAGTCGCGTTGCGCCTTGCAGCGTCGCCGTCCAAGTTTTTTGAGCGCCCGTAACCTCTTCAAGTATTCTATCTGTTTCCTTCTGTACGCGTGCGTACGATTGGATTGTTTGCAGCTTTTGCCGGATCGTCGCCAATTCTTGTGCATCGAGAGGTTTCTTATTCTCTGCGAAGTTAAGCGCGATTTGGTCAAGCTGTTCCTGTACGCGTCGTGCGTCCGCCAGCTTGTACATTGA